AAAGAGTCGGGTGAGCTTGTAATGTATAAACCTGATGAGCTAGATAAACCTAACAGCTATAATTTAATTACTAAAATTAAAAATTCACTGTTAGAAAACGAGCCGCCTGAAAAATGTTATGAGCCTGTAGCTGAAGGAAAAGCTGGTAACTTAAAGCTTCCTAAAAACTGCGGTTATTGTCCCCATAAATTTAGGTGTTATCCTAACCTTAGAGTATTTCAGTATTCAAAAGGTTTAACATATTTAACTAAAGTAGTTAGTGAACCCAAGGTGCCTGAAGTATGGTTATGAAAAGTAAAAAGCAAAAAATAAATCAGAAAGTTTTTTATATTTTATTTGAGTGGCTAGAAAATATTTTACCTGAAAATGAAATTTCAAAAGCTGAAAAGTTAAGTATGATTCCTACAGAAAAGTATTATACTTCTATGGGTCAACGGCGGTTAAATGCTTATACTTATAGGTGGGTAAGAAAAAGAATTAAAAAACTTTTAAAAAGAAATTATAAGTTAGAAAGTATTACTTTAAGAGATGTAGAAAATGCCTAAGCGAAGCCCTAGAAAAGTTAGGCCAAGAGAATCTAATATACCTAAAGGTTATGATTCAAAATGGGAAGCTAAGTTACACAAATCTATTTTAAAAAGCTGGGAAGCTCACTCAGAAAAAGTTCCTTACATAGTAGAGCATGTTTATAATCCTGACTTTATAAAAATTATTGACGGTAAAAAAATATTGCTAGAAGCTAAAGGAAGATTCTGGGATTATGCAGAGTACAGTAAGTACTTATGGATTAAAAAAATATTACCTGAAGATGTAGAGTTGGTATTTATTTTTGCTTCCCCCTTTGCTCCGATGCCTCGTTCGCGTCCTCGCAAAGATGGAACCAAATTGACTCACTCAGAATGGTCAGAGAATAATAAAATTAAATGGTATTCAGAAAAAACTTTTCCGGAGGAATGGAAATGAAACAGCATACTAAAAAGAAAGTTAGTATTGATAATGCAACACCTCAAGAGTGGGACAATGTTAATAAGCCTAAGCATTACAACAAGGGGGATATAGAATGTATAGACGGAATAAACGCAATGTTAAGCCACGAAGAGTTTGTTGGTTATTTACGAGGAAACAGTCTAAAGTATCGTTGGCGTTATCCGTACAAAAACGGACTAGAGGATCTACAAAAAGCAAAGTGGTACGAAGATAAATTAATGCAGGTTTTAAAAGACAATGGATAAAAATTATCTTGATTTAAAAAATGAAAGGAGGACTAAATATAGTAAAAAGGTTAAAACAAAAAAGATTAAAAATTCTAAGAGTTCTATAAAAATTAAAAAAGAAGAACTAGCCTTAGAAGAATATAAAAATATTTTAAAGGATTTATAATGAAACTTATTCCTTATTTTTTAAAAGTTTTACCCAATGACATAACAGTAATTACATCTCTATTAGGTCTTATTTGTTCTATACTTTATTTTATAACTAGTTATTTTTACTTTGCTGTTTTAGCTATTGCGGGTTTATTGTTTTATCTTATAAATGATTTGTTTATTTTTTTAAAGTTTGCTTTACATTTTCCTATAGACACACAAATAAAAGCAAGCAAAATTATTTACGAAGAATTAATTATTATAAGTGTAAATATAGTTTCGGTTATAGTTTTAATTAAATTTTTTGGTGAGATTTAGGAGTTTATGATGGATCAGTATCAACAATACATACACAAAAGTAGATATGCACGTTACATGGATGAAGAAAAACGCCGTGAAGAATGGGGAGAAACAGTTAATCGTTACCTTGCTTTCTTTGTAGAGCGTAATCAGCTTGGAGACTCAGAAGCTGAAGAGTTATTTGAATCTATTACTAAACAAGAAGTAATGCCGTCTATGCGTTGTATGATGACAGCAGGAGCAGCATTACACCGTGACAATGTAGCAGGGTTTAATTGTTCTTATCTTCCTATTGACAGCCCCCGTTCCTTTGACGAGCTAATGTACATTCTATTATGTGGTACAGGCGTAGGCTTTAGTGTAGAGCGTGACTATGTAAATAGCCTTCCAGAAGTCGCTGACAGCTTTCATGAGACAGACTCTACTGTTGTTGTATCCGACAGTAAGGTAGGCTGGGCAAGCGCCTTCAGAGAGCTTATAAGCCTTCTGTACGCCGGTAAGATACCTAAGTGTGATCTTACTAGGGTACGTCCAGCAGGAGCTAGGCTCAAGACATTTGGAGGCAGAGCCAGTGGCCCACAGCCTTTAGCAGATCTATTTAATTTTACTGTTGATTTATTTAAACTAGCAGCAGGACGTAAGCTAACGTCACTAGAGTGTCATGACTTAGTATGTAAGATTGCAGACATTGTTGTTGTAGGTGGTGTACGTAGGTCAGCCCTCATCAGCCTGAGTAATGTTACTGACAACCGTATGGCTAACGCTAAGAATGGTGAGTGGTACTTAGGCAACGGTCAACGAGCCTTAGCAAATAACAGTGCCGTATACTCTGAAAAGCCTGACTTTGATACATACTCTTCTGAGATGAAGCGACTATATGATTCTAAGTCTGGTGAGCGTGGTATCTTCAGCCGTATTGCAGCACAGAAGGTAGCAGCACGTAATGAGCGTAGAGATGCCTCATTTAAGTTTGGTACTAATCCCTGCTCTGAGATTATCCTACGGCCTTATCAGTTCTGT